CAAGTGTAAGTTGCTCATCTGGGAGTGCCTTATTGACAACATGAGTCATGTATCGTTGAACAGTTTCTCCCCAGTTTTCTCGTCGGTTTTCATCTTCTATCCATCGCGCATAACGAGAGATTGCGATGAATGTTTGATAGTCCGATGGTAGGTAGTTATTACTCATGTTTATTATTCTTTCTGTTGGTTATTACTTAAGGAAGGCTGCTACGATAACACCAATAGGTCCAAGTAGACCACCAAGGACAGCACCCATGACTTTGTTTTCTTCTGTTGCAATTGCGTAGCCAAGGCCAGCACAAATGATCGCTACGATAAGGTAAATCATTATTTCTTCTCTTTCTTGTTTGTTGTTGAGATAAACTGTTTAATAATCTGAGCTACAAAAGGGTTATCCCCAGCAGCATCAATAGCTTCTTCAGCATCAGTGTACACTTCAGGTTCTTGCATATTGAAGTAGTACCATACTACATAGATAGTCATTATACCAAGTCTCCTAGCTCTACTTTAGGGTAGCTCTTATTCTTAAGAACCTTACCATCGTCTCGACGTAGGATCGTACCATCAGGTTGATACATACGACCCATGTTATTCTGGTGGGTTCGTTCTAGTGCTTTGTCCAAGTTGTAGCCTTTCACACGAGCGTAACCGTAGAGGACATAGATAAGGTCTGCCATTTCTTTTAGTTCGTTCACTGGGATACCACAATCATGTAAGTTATCCCAAATTTCATCCTGAAGTTCCTCATACTCTTCCTCAATAAGCCATTGGTATAGCCCCTCAGTGCCCTCCTGCTGGGATACCTCAGCGTACTCTCGTACCATATCTGCTGGCGTTTTTGTCATGTTACTATAGCTCCTCATACATTGTTAAATCTACATAGCCTAGTTCGTGTAGCAATAGCATAACATAACCCATAGTTAAATCAGCGTCAAGTAGTATTTGTTCATACCCTAGCTGATCTACAATCTCTAGTAGCTCACTGTCGTTCATTCTATACTCCTGTACTCAACAGTCAGTCCAGCCCCCTTTGCCGCTGCAATGCCATACTCCATACCTCTAGTTATACCTCTATCTGTATACACGATAGAAGCATCTGCAACGACCCTCCATGAAAGACCAGCATCAATACCCCACTGCCTCTCACTAGGGATATCGTCGTCTAGTATACCCTCTTGAGTGTACAGCAAGTGTGAAGCAATTGGTGCCTCACCACGGCTAAGGCTATCTCTTACAGCCAACCTAGCGTACTTTACATTTGCTTCAACGTCCCCAGCAAAAGGACTTTCAATAATAACTAACTTCATTTGATACTCCATCCATAGAACCTAGTCTCTTGTTGTTCCTCAGTAAACAAGTACCAACAGTTATTTGCTGTGCCTCTACTGTATTTAACCTCATTAGCATCCTCACCAGCCTTGTGGAAGTACATACGACCTACGGAAACAATCTTACTGCACCTATCCATATATGGTCTTGCCCTCTTATTGTGCATAAAATCGGCAGGTAGTAACAACCAAGTAGGCTTAAGTGTTGGCAAGTGTTCAAGTAGTGGTTGTAGCATCTCCCAACCAAATGGTGGATTAGTAATGATACAGTCACAATCATGTAAGTCACTCTTAGTTAGAAACAAGGCATTCTTCTGTAGTACATTATCTTCTTGTGGTTGTATATCACTAGACCATACACACTCTGCTGTACCACTGAAGCCTCTCACTAGATCACCAGCACCGTAGCAAGGCTCTGCATAGGAGTTACCTTTGATAAAAGGTGCAAGTGGTGGGAAAGCATTAGGATCACTCGTACGCCAAAAGTCTCTAGGTTGTGGTTCGTACGTTTCAAACTTACTCATATCAGATGATTCTCCATACTAATACTATAATGGAGTATACTAGTGCAATAGCCAGTAGAACACAAAGGCTAATCATACTAGTACCACACTAATTACAACAAGCATGTAGACAACACCAATAGCAAAACCTACGACAAGACCTTTCCTAATGATACTCATCCGTATGTCCTCCGTAGTGCCTCAATGCTGATAAACTGTGGATCAAATGTTCCTCCTTCAACATCTCTGAGTATAACTGCACCTCTCCACCACAAGTTGTTAAGGTTCCCAGCCCACCCACTTTTGTAGTCCTGATAGACACCAGCCACAAGTGCTTGAACCTTAGCACCACCAATAGTAGAGCGTACTGCGTAATCAACAAGATGGGAATGAGAGACCACACAAGAGGAGAAGTTCTTGTTAAGTAAACTAGCAGCGTGATTGTCACCACCAATAGGCCGACCCATAACACCTGAACACAAGAAATGAGCAAAGTTAATACCATCAGCGGCATAGATACTTGGTGTCGCCCCGTCATAATATTGAATAATGTTGTGATAATCTGCAAGGCAATAGTCCTTATACCCAATACCATACTTATTACCGCCAAGCTCAGGTTGTGCCTCTAGGACCTTCTTAAGTCGATGCTCGTGATTCCCCTCTAGGAACACTGACAATGGACGCTTCTTCTTAGCCTTACGGATAGGATGCCACATACGGTCTAGGAACTCTACACCAGCTTCAATGTCCTTCTCATATGATGCCCCATGAAAGGATGCTTTACCCTTATCAAATGAGCTAAGAGAGGGCATATCAAATGTATCACCCATGTTCATAACTACATCAGGTCGCTCATCTAGGATAAGTTTACCAATCCAGTCTGCTCGTTTGTTATCATGATCTTTATGAGCGTGTGGGTCTGGCAGGATTAGGTACTTTTTAGTCATCTTATTGTAGCTCCTCTTCATGTAGCATATAAGGTTTATCATCACTCAAGCAATGACTTTGGATTTTATACAACCAGTTAAAGTTATCAGAGTATAGACCAAAAGTATGGTCCACCTCACCATTGACTACAGCCGTGGTTATCATACAGAACTCATTACTACTGTCAGGCTCTAGGTGTGGACCAACTGATACTGCACGTATTTCAATCATTAGCTATTCCCATCATTATCGGTTCCGGTGTAGGACATCAGGGATAGAAATAGGCCAAGAACAACCGAGAATCTTAGGCCTCCCATGGTTGGTGTGACCCACTCCCATAAAATAAATGACCCAGTAGCGCAGACGATTAGTACAACCCCAATTGGTAAAAATAACATACTTAATGTACGAATAAACTTATCTCTAGTCATTAGCTATTCCTTTATCCATTGTTCAGGTATAAGCTTATCTGCAAACATAAACCCATTCTTAATACACCAGTCAGCACAACTAGTCTTAGACCCTTTGCCTATCTTAGATTTGCTACTACTGAATACGAACCTAATGTCAAGCTCAGGGTGTTGCTCTCTTACGAGTAAGTGCTTCGTCCTATCTACACCTAAGAACCTACCCTTGCTCTCAATGATGATACCGTTGGGTAGCTTGAAGTCAGGCGTATAAGTCTTGATTGGCACTTGATATTTAATCTTGAACTTCTCATACTCAAAGGGTACCGATAGAGCTTTCAGTTGTTCCGATATGTTGTCTTCTAACCCTGAGCGGTACCCATTCTTTATAGCTAAGGCTCTTGCTGATAATTTCAACCCTTTGGTTCCCATAGCTCATCCTTATCCCTTTGCAGCCACAACAGACGCCCATTCTCAAGTACACGCTCTGTTGAACCATCATAAGCACTTACACAAGCATCGTACAACTCTTGCTCAGTAGTAGCTCCCTCAAGCATCTTAGCGGATTTAACAGGGCCAATACCATACAGACCAATGATATTATCTACAGTGTCACCTGTCAGAATCTGGGAGTAGAAAAACACAGTACCCTCCCACTCTGTAGGTTTGTACCACTCTTTCCTATTAAAGAAGTAGTGCCAACAAGGCATCTGCAAGAAGTCTTTGTCTATCGTAGCTGTTATGCAATCATAGTTAAGTCTAGCAACGTGTGTAGCTATAGCATCATCAGCTTCACACCCGTCTACAACAATAGCTCCATACTCAGATACTAGGTAGTCACGTACTAGGTCCATATACTCAGGCTTATCCTTATCAACCCTATTAGCTTTGTACCCTGCTGTCTTAGCTACATCATGACGAAAGTTACCTTTACCAGTCAAATAGAAAGTATACTGACCTACATCAACAGATTGTGTGTTATGTTTGATGTAGTCCACAACATCCCTTGTTGCAGCAATCGCTGTAAATTCTGATGTAGAGTCCCTGCTGAGTGCTGCTCGGTATGCTACCACGTCTGCATCCACTAGAACCTGTTTGATTAGCCCTTGTGAAAATGGATTGTCTTCTCTGTGTGTATCAATCTTTGTCATAGTACTCCTTCAACCAACAATGGTGCAGCTACCGGAAACTGCTTCTTCAACTCTTCGTATACAGCCTGAGCTACAACACGTGTCTCAGCCTGTGTGTCACTGCTCAACCGTAGTTTACACATGTTAGCGAAGGCACCTAGTGTACCGCTCCATGTCCAGCTAGTCATGAGAGACTGAGGTAGCACCATCCTTGCCTGTTCCGGTGCGATACCAATACTAATCATCCACTTGTACCTTTCAAGAGCACTTACATTGAACCCATGGGTGCCAATACCTACACCTAGCCATTCAATAGGTTGAGTACTTATACCGTGCTCATCGTCAGTATACGCTACGCTACCCTGCTTAACATCAGCAGCAGCCTTACGCCATACATCAGGTGTATAGAACTCTACATCATCAGTGATATACCTACGTGAGTACTCACTCATGATAAGGTACTCATGCTTAACCAAGTGTCTCGCTACGAAGATTGGAGCCTTAACCTCAAAGGAAAAGAACCCGTGGTTGAACGGTGTATCATGAGTAGGTGTGTTTCGCCATTGCCACAGTAACTCAATT